CTACCTAATAATTTCTGTAATTCACTTGGATAAGAAAATCTACCTAAACCTTGTCCTTCTGTTAAAGAATCCCCCCAGGCGACAATGCCTGTGTTTGCAGAAGATGTTGTATTTGTTGTTGTCGCAAATTCTGTGTCAAAAACATAACTAAATGGGCTGTCGTCAGACAATTTAAGATATTTCCCAACATCACCTGCGGTTGCTGAACCGATACCAGTACCACCTGAATCAGGTCTTGTAACTCTTAAAGCCTGCCCAAAAACATCTTTGAATACAAAATTGCTTGATAGGGTTAATAGTGTTATTAAAAAAATTAAAATCTTTTTTTTCATATTTTATCCTCTTATATAAGTTATTGAAAAAGTTGTTCCATCTGCAAATTGTGCTTGTACTGTTGAGTTAAAATTAATAGTTTTTCTGTCTGCACCAACAGTAAAATGGATGTCTTTATCCATCCCACTACCCTCATAATTACTCTTAAAAATTGCGTTGCCATTACCAGCTATTGGGTATTCCGTAGTAACAGAAATTGTGCCAGTAGAAATATTAAATGTCTCGTGAATTGGTAAACCCATTCCGCCAGAAGGTTTAGTTTTATATGCCTGACTTTTTTTAAATAAATCTTTCAATGATTTTATTTCTTCAAAAAAACCCTCTATTCTTGAAGCCTTTATTTTTTTATCCGAAAGATTAACCTTATTGATAACCATATCTGGGGTATCAGGAGAACCATCTTCTCCATCCTCTCCATTTTTTGGTATTTTAATTTTAGACTCTACTTGTTTAACTGCCTCTTTAATTATTGAACTTACATTAGGTGAATAACCATCTTCACCCTTATCCCCTTTATCTCCTTTTAATATAGTAGATAATTTAGACTCAACTGAATTTTTAATATAATCAAGACATTTTTCCCTTAAAGAAAGTAGAGTAGATTCTAAAGATGCGATATTTGATTTATTTAAATCATCTGTTTTGCTGTTTAAATCCTTAATTGCTTCATATAAAAAATTATCTTTAATTTCCTTTAATGCTGAATCAAAAAACGCATTGATACTCTTATCAAGATTTTTTCTTTCTTCTATGTCCTTAATTGAGATTTTTTGCAATAAAAAACCAATGGGGTCTTTTCTTTGCATTATGGCGTTTTTTATTTTCTCTTTGTCCATTTTTTTGGACTATATCTCACCATACAGCGTTAATATTATAACATATTTTTTTTTGATTGTTTTTGGTATAATTTATGGTAATATAACATTTATGAGATTCTTGTTATGGTCTATATTGTTCGTCATATCTCCTGTAACTTTTTTAATAGTAGGATTTTTCTATTGGGTATTAATAATCTTATTACTTGTCATTGCCCGAGCTTTTCGCAATAACTCTTCAGGAGTGTTTAATCTTTGATTAACTTTATCCCAGACAAACTCTAAAATTCCTTTACCTGACATGCGTGGTAACTTTAATTGCTCTAATAAGGATGTTTGTCTTGCATCACCTAACACTTCCATTACATACCTAGCAAGAGTAGCCTCATTAACTAAGTCTATACCAGTTTCATCTAAAACTTCCTTAAATAATTCCTTAGTTCGAGCATCAGATGGACTAAATACCCTTTTCATTAAAGAGCCACCACGTTCACCGTCTTTACCCAATTTTGTATTTAGTTCATTCCTAATTTCTATTAACTTGCTATATTTTGAATTCAACTTACTGTAAGAATCTGGTAATTGTTTTTTAAAATCAGAGTTCAACTCTCCTGTTAGTTTTCTTAACACCGAAGCAACTCTATCTGTAACGGGGACTGTTAAGTCTCTAGTACTTGTGTAAATTTTATCTTGAACAAAATCAATAAATTTATCTATTTGATTTGCTGTTGGATTTTTAGTAATTTTTTTAGTTTCAGTAATTATATCTTTAATCAATTTGTTGTCTCCTTCAACAGACAGTTTTGAGTTCAAAAAACTTTGTAACTTGTTGTTAAAATTCGTAATAATTTTACTATTAATAAATTGTGTCCCAACCCCACCAATCCCCATTACATCTGATTTTTGTTTTCCAATTGATGATAATTTTTCTTGAATTTTAGTTAAAGACTCTTCAGCTTTTCCACCAACAACCTCAAGAGGAGTTGGATTTTTGAAATTTTCAACAGCTTTAACCCCAGCACTGGCGTATTTATCAAATATTTCTGTTGAAGTTTCTTTTAAAACATTTTCAACTGGCTTTGGTATTGGTTCTTGGGCAACTTTTGTTAAAATGTCTTTTCCTTTTTCTATCGGTTTCATAACTATATTTTTTGTTTGTTCAGAGACATTTTTTAGAAAAGGCAAAGTCTCATTAGCAACTGATTTTACAATTTCTGAAGTATTTTTGACTGCAGTTTGTGCAGGTTTTAAACCAGACATCCATGTAGCTATCTCAACACTATCTTTCAAAGAATCGAAAACTTCAGGAGTAACTTTATTTTTTATTTGTTCTAGTGCAAAAGAACTCCTTTGTGCTATATCATTAATACCAGCTTCTAAATTATCTCCAAATTTAGATTGACTTATTTTTTGCACAATTGGGATTGAACCAATAATTTCACTAACACCTTTAACAGCACCAACAATTGGTTTTGATACCAATTCTGTTAATGCCCTTGCACCAATTCCAGCTGAAGTTAACGGCATTTGACCAGCTAAAGAAATTTTTTCATCTAAAGGAGTTTGTTTCTCAAAAATAGGAGAAAATTTTTCACCAGCTTTAGAAATTTCAGAACTCAAAAAACCTTCATCTTTTGGTTTTGGTGTTTCAATTTGTGTTGATTGTAAATCTGAAATTTGAGTTTTATATACAGGGAATTTTTCAATTATTTTTTGGACAAGTTCATTATCTGGTATTGATGAATAATCTCTTCCATCAGAAGAAACTGAACCCTTATATTTTTCTCTTATTTTGTCTGCAAATTCTTTTTGTGTCATATTCCTAAAGGATTATTTTTTAAATTATTTTTTTCTAATATATCAATTGGGTCTTTAAACTCTTCAGAAGAATAAGATGGGATTCTTAAATTTCTGTTAAATAATTGTTCTTCATTTATAACAGGTAACTCAAAAGAACTACGTTCAGTGTTTAATCTAGTAAGTGGGTCTCCTTTTAATTCTTTTAATTTATCATTAAAAATACCCAATTTATCGGTCATTAAAGGTATGTTGTCAGCAACTAATCTATTCCATTCGGTATCAGTAAGAGCAGAACCAGCTCTTTTATTCACCAAATCAGCAGTTATTGAATTAATTTTAGTTTTTATTTTTTGATAATCTCTAGTCCTAAATCTAAACAATGCTTGATTGAATGTCCCCTCAAAAGGGCCTATTGAATCAGTCCAACCATCACCAAGCAAATCTTGAATTTCTTTTACTTTTTCAGCAACATAAGAAACATCAGCTTCACTGACAAATTTATCTCCTTGTTGTTGTTGAATTTTTTTATAAATTTCATTCTCAACAAGAGCAATAGCTTTATCGTTTTGTTTTGCGTTAATAAGTCTTGCTAATTCTGAAATTTTATTACCAGGCAAATCTGCTAAAGAAATATATTTTCTCATCCCATCAGTAAAGGGGGTTTTTTCAGAAATCATATAACCCATTAAATTATCAGCTACTTCATAAGGGGTTTTACCTTCATTAAAGCCAGCTCTAATACCAGTAAGAAGCCTATTTATTTCATTTTCACTGTTTTTTAATTGTGTTGGGATTACTGATAAGGCCACATTCTCTTTACTGAATTGAGCATAATCATTTCCTGTTCCTCCGCCTAATCCAACTTTTTTAGCATTAGAAGAATTTTTTATTTCTTCCTCTTTTTTCCATAAATCAAACACTGACGCACTAGATGGTAATATACCTTGCTTTTTTAATGCTTCTGTTAAGTAATAATCAGTCCCAAGATTTTTTTCATCTTTTTGTTCTGGTAAAATATTTTTTAAACTATCAGAAATTTCTTTAGATGTAGCTTCTATCCCCTTATCTTTTAAACCATCGATAATTTCCAAAACACTTTTTTTACCATTAGCAATTAAATCTGAAATATTTGTATCAATGTTTATAATCCTATCTCTTTCTGTAATTTTCTTATTCTCTTCTAATACTTTTTTGTTCAATTCTTCAACGCTCTTTCTTTCATCATCATAAGCAGTCTTGGCAATTTCATACTGTTTAACATATTCAGACCACTTTTGATTTTTATAAGCATTTTCTGCTTCTATTAAGGCTTGCTGTTTTTTAGTTTGGTAATCTGTAATTTTGTCCAAAGAATCTTTTTCTTCAGTACTTAAAATACCGCCAGCTGTCAATGAAGCATACCTTTGAGTACCCAATCTCACGCCAATCTGATTTATTAAAGATTCACGAGATTTATTTATTTTTTCTAAACTTGCAATTCTGCTATCCCATTGGCTAGTAGTAATATCTAAAATCTTTTTCAACATAGGGTCGCTAGAAACATCAAAGTTCATGACTTTAGCTTTTGCATTATCAACTTCGGTTCTATCAACTGTTTTTACTCCAGTTGTGCCAGTATTATTCACTTCAGGCAATTTAATATCTGAAGGAACGTACCCCTTAGAATTAGTCCAACCTGAATTAAATAATGTTTGTATTTGAGATTTATTTATATCAGCATCATAAAATATTCTTTCCTGACCAGTTTCAGGATTAATTAAAGTCAATGATGTGTCTTTTTTTTGTGGTTCTGTTGTCTGATTTGAAGTCTGCACAGGAGAAGTCATAGACTTCAAGTTATCTTGCATTTGTGGAATTTTCTTTGAAGCGTTTTCAGAAGATAAAACAGATACTGGTTGCACGGCACTTTCTAATTGCGGGATAGCATTGTTAGATAATGTCCCCCCTAAATTTAAATACTTTTTAATTAAATTAGTATCAAAACGTAAATTAGGGTCTTTAGTCGTAGCTTCTAGAATACCTCTTGTTGTTGAGAGCGGTTCTTTATCCATGTTATTTTAATTAGGCGAACCATAAATAATTATTCTTGTATTAGCAGGCAATTGAACTCCTTGAGAGCCTATTGAAATTGAAGTCAATTTAGAAGTAGAAGTATAGTTTGCATCACCTAAAAGAAAATTCTGATTTGATGCTGTATCGATGTATGCTTGACCGTTCCATAGAATTCTTTTTGTTCTACCGCCTTGATTTGTAACATTAAGATTGTGATAATAACCAACATTAGTAAGACCTGCTGTAGGGGAAAGAAGAATAGCTTTTTGGCTATTACCTCCTTCAAAACCTGCAAGGTTATTAGATAAGTGCCATCCGTAGTTTGCTGCTGTATCAGAATTAAAAATAATATCCAAAACTGAAGTACCCGTCATAACGGGGATATCAATAATTATTCTTAAATCATTTCTTCCTGCGAATGACAATGTTGTTGTAGAAACAGCGGAAGTTAATGTTGTAGAAGCAATTATTGCAAAATCAGGATTATTCCAAGTTAAATTACCACTTCCATCTTCCATAAGAGTAGTTGAAGCAGCACCTCTTGTACTTTGGATAGCATAATTTTGTCCATTTAAATTCAAAGCGTTATTTGTTACAGAAGATGCGGGAATTGTTGTTGTGCCAGAAGTAGTGAATCTTCCTCCAAAAGTGAAGTTGTCAGTCAATCTCCAAAATGTTTGATTAAGTTTTCCATCTTGGTCAGTTACAGGAGACCACATGCCCGTAGTATATGGTGATGAAGTGGCGTATTTAGATTGCATAACAAGAGGCTTTGTTGCTGTTGCATTAGTTGAAGATGCCATTTCCTGTTGTGTAGCAAGTTCTACAATACCACCATTAGTTTCTGTTGATGTAGCTGCACCCTGGTTTGTCGTTGCATCCAAAGTTGCTTTATTAACAAATTGATTAGATGTTGTAGCGGTTATAGAAGTTGTAGGCAAAACTGTATTATAACTCCATTGGCCAGTAACTGATTCATCTTCACCTAAGTTTGCGTAACCTTCATAAAAACAAGGCGGGGAATTAGAAATAACAAAAGATGAACCGCCAGAGTGTGCGTGTTGTAGAGTACTAGAAGATGTATAAGGAATAATAGGTGATAAACCTCTTGTTAACCCCGATAATGTTGCAGTGCCATCAGAATTTTGTGTTACACCAGTAAAAGATATAAATTCTTGTTTAGTTTTATTCCCAGGTTCAATTGTTCCACATCCTAAAGTACCGAAATCTGTCATTGTTAATTTTGTATCACCACCAGGAATCGTAAAAGATGTTAAACCTAAGGTTACACCACTCGCTGTAACACCAGAACCAGAAAGAGTATAGGCTTCACCACCAACAGCTCTTGCAACACCTAAATTTTGAACACCATAACCTGACATTGTTAAAGCCCATATTAAAGGAGTAACTAAAATCTTGATTATTGAAGTAAAAAGTGTATCAAACATAATATTATTATACTAAAAATTTATAATTTTGTCATTTTCTAATTGTTGAATCAATTTTGCCAGAAATTTTAGCATTCGCTCCGTGTACCATGATTTGCCATGAGTAATCTTCTTCATTGCTCTCATAAATTTCTTGCATTTCGTAAAAATCTTCTCTTGGTATTTCAAAAATAATTCTAAACTTTGGTGTATTAGAACCAGAAGTTAACGAACCACCAAGTGGTTGCACCCCCATTGATTGAGTCCCAAGTGATGTGGAAGTAATAGCTTCCTCAATAATATCTTCGTCAGAACCATCAATTTCTTTTTCTAGTATCTGTGTTGAACCTCCAAAATCATAATTGATACTTAGGTTTATTTTTGTATTTCTCGCAATCGCACCTTCAACATAAAATTCATCAAACGTCTTTAAATTAGCCTTATCCCCATAAGACCTATAAGAACAAGCCCCAACAGCATGAATTGGTAATTTAGAATCATCACTTGCTTGGTCATAAAGACCATCAAAAAGTTTGTAAGTTTCAGGTACAGAATTTGAATGCCCGTAAAGTAAATCAGAAATTATCGAGAAACTTCTAACTGGTAATATCTGTGGAGGTTGCCAGAATCTAACTAATTGTCCATCAGCGTTTTGTTGATAATTTAAAATCCAAACTTTTGAATTGACTGGCTCTGAAAGATACACGGCATTTTTATACCAAACACCGCAAGCATTAGTAAAATCTGCTGAATCAAAATCAGGCTTTATAGGGTCTGATAAAGTAATCAAAGTTGGTTCGTCTGCGATTGATGTTTGTTCAAAACTTCTTAAAGCTGGTTCATTTGATAGATAGATAATACCATTACCGACTTGGATTATTGTTTCTTGATTATATGCACCTTGATTTGCCCCAGTTTTTAGTTTTTTAACCTTAATTGTTTCAGAAATTGAAGAGCTTACGGTAATTTGTTCTGTTTCAACAGTGTAAATAGAATTTTGTCCTGAAAAAATAACTGGAATCTTTGAAACCACCCCAAAACCTCTTGTCGGGGCGTCTAAAGTAAGTAAAGCCCCTTCACCTGCTAAACGGGGTGTTGATTGACTATAATCAGTAAGGCTATTATTTTTAGAAATATAAACTTCATTATCATCATCCGAACCCAACCATACTTGATTTTCATTTACAAAAATATAATGATTTATTCTATCTGAAGCTGGCTCATTTGAATTGGTAACTACTTTTTGAACTAGAATATCACCAGCAATTAAACCAGTTGTGTCGGCTATACCAGTTAAGGTTGTGGTTGTTTCGCCACCAGTATAAACATATTCAGTGCCAGTCCTAACACAAACTAAAGTCTTATTTCTTGTAGTATAAAAACGATTATTAGCCCATGTAGTAGTGCCTTTTTTTGTAACTGTTACAGCAGTAATAGAATCAACAACAGCTACAGCCCCATTCCACTCATAAACATTATCATCACCAATAACCCAGGGCATTAAATCAATATTTTCAGTAGCATCCCACCAAGCATCGTTAGCAAATCTCATTGTTTTAGTAGTTGACCATGAAGCCAAAACTCTAGTCCAAGCGTTTATTTCTGTTTCATCTATTGTCCCCAAATAAACTTCTAACTCATCATCATACATTCTTAAATCTCTCTCCTCGCCATTAGAAGTTTTCCATGTTTTTGAACTTCTAATAGGTGTTAAAGATGTGTTAGCAGCCCCTAATCTTGTATAACCATTTCTTATACCAAATTTCTCTTGATTGTAAATCAAAACATTTTTTGTTGGAGAAACTAAAAATCTTACATCCGTTTGAGTTTGTTCTGGCTTGCTTCTATATTCAAGTGTTTTATCAATTAATTGAAATTTTCTCATTTTCTAAAACGTGGCATTCCCCCATAACTTGTAATTGCTTTCTTTGCTTGGTCAGGGTTATCTCCTTTATAAGATTGATACAATGTTGGAAGTTCTGAATTAGCATAATTTATATCAAATACAGAATCCTCACCTTGAATTTGCTGTGCGACAGCTTTTAATAATTCTAAGATAAAAATTTGCTGTGCATCATTATCTAAGACAAGAACATCTGAATCACTTGTTGGTTTTGTTATAAAAGTCCCTGAAGAGTTTTTAAATAAGAATTTAGAATAGTATTTAATTTCAAAAGGAGAACCAATAGAAAATAAAATATTGTCTACTCTAATATCGTTCATTGTTCCTGTTGTTGTAAATGTGAGTTTGAATGAATCTATTGTTGATGGTGCGACAGTTCCTGTTTCTGTTGCAGAAGCCCAAGAAAATCTTACTAAGTTCCAACCACTCCTAAACGCAGTCCCATCAGCTTGAGCAGTTTGAGCAACTGCTGTCCAATAATTACTCGTTACATCATTGCCCCATCTTGCTGTTATTGATGTTAAGTTTGATACAGAAGAAAAATATATAGGGATTATGACATCTGAAATTTCATCTTCATCAGTTAAATTTAACTGTGTCATTCCAGTATTTTGAATTCCATCTCCTGAAGCAGACAAATCAAATCTAACAGAACCACCACCTGAATATTTATAAACAGTATCAGTTTGGATATTGCTTGCCGTTCCGACAGCAGTCCAAGTTCCATTTCCATTATAAGAATCGTTTGTATTTAATACTTTTGAACTTCTAATTTTCCAGTTTATTCTTATAAATTTCCCCCCTTCGCTTCCTTCAATACTGATAATTTTATTTTTAATCGATTTGCTTGAGTCAAATCTTTCTGCTAAGAATCTGTAACCTTTATCGCCAATCGTTCTTTCACCTTGTGGGAATAAATCTATCAAACTATTAAAGTCAGAAGGTAACGCGTAATTATTTAAATCATTATGAACAACTTGAGACAATGTGTTGTATCTAATACTTTCAACGGGTCTAACTTTTAAAAGCATCGTGTTCGCTGCACGTTCACAAGCACTTTCAAAATTTCTAACTTTATTTAAAGTGCCACTATGGGTTATTCCTTTTAGATGTTCCTTTAAATCAAGTATTTCTATAGACATTTAATAATTTTTATTTTTAATTTTAATTAGTATTTATACTTGCTCCCCAATTATGAGAAGCAAAGTAAACACTAATTAACTACAAGCTCCGTAATTAATCTGTGGAGTAACACCAGCAGCTGAAACAGCAGTTGTGCTAGCTCTAAAGGTCAAATTAAGAAGTGTATTTGTACTAGTAGCGTTGAAAGGTATACAAATTCCTTGTGTTGATGAAGTTGAAAGAATTGAGAGTGTTGTTGTGGCTGCTGATTTCATAAAGAAACCGCCAGCTGTCGTAACATCTGCTGTGCCAACCGCAAGACCATGAGGGAATCGTGTACCTGATGCACCCAACTTTGATTGATTACCACCCACCAAAGCCGTTACACCAACAAGTATCGCTATTATGGCGAGTACTATGGCAATGTTTGTTTTATTTAACATTTTGGTTAATGGTTAATGATAATCTTATACTGTGCCGTTTGAACCTACATATCCACTCCAAGTTCCTGGGAAGTGCATTTCCATAAATCTACCTCGATACAAGTATGTATCGTTATCAGTATTTTCTGGCGGAATAAGAGAAGTATAAAGGTCTCTTAATACCTTTCTGCTAATCATATGGCTTCCTGAAACAACGTGATAAGAAGTAGCTGCGTTAGTAGCACTGTTATAAGCTGCGTTTAGGAAGATTGAAGCTGCGATTCTTACTTGACCATAAACTGAATCAAAAATGTTAATTTGATTTTCTCCACTGAATGGAACAAGTTGTGAATCCAAAACTTCTTTTGCTGTCTTAAACAAGTTAGAAGGAACAACGATTCCTTCAAAAACATAAGAACCAGCTTCACCATCTTGTGCTTTTTGTAAAGCCAAAGATTGAATAACTGTCCACAAATTATCAGCGTTCAATGCACCTGTTTCCAAGTTATCAACATTTTGTCCTTTCAAGGTTGTGTGAGTGTCTGAAGCTAAAGCATCTCCGTCTGGTGTAGTGTTAACTGAACCAGCGAAAGCATCAGCGTAAGTTCCTAAGATAGTTTTCTTATCTTGAGTAACTCTTGCTCTATCACCAAGTTGAAGACCAATTTGCTGTCTTTTGCCAACTTGGTCTGTTTTGAAAGCCTCATCAGAAACTGGGACTTGTTTAGTCCACTTCTGAATTTTCTTTGTTTTTGTGTTTCCAATAATAGTATCTGTATCAGCAATCGTCTCTTGTTCTTCTGTTTCTATGAAACCGCCAACATTTGAATCTTCAGCCCATACGTGAGCGTAAGAATCAGTTGTTGATTGTTTGAAAAAGAATTCATCACGTGATGAAAGGTACGATGGCTGTTCCTGTCTCTGGTAACTCTCATATGCTACAGCATCAAGTTCTGTTTGTACTGCATCAGGTGAGAGACCAGCTGTAAAACCTCCTGTATTATTCATTTAAATTAAATTTACTACTAATTATGTAACTAATTATGTTACATCGTGTCTGTATGCTCTTGCATCCAAAACAACATCAAGTGTAGAAAGTGCTGTGTTTCCACCAACAACTTCTAGTCCTGAAGTATCAGCTGAAGCTGACTCTTTGATTGTATAAAGCTGACCACCATCTGAAGCACCTGTAGCACTGTAATCAATCAAAACATAATCTTGAATAATTCCTGCTAATTCTGTCAAAGTGTCAACTGAAGCAGCGGTTTCAGCTTTACCTCTAATTCTTCCAACGTAAGGAACTGGGATAGCACAACCCAAAAACTGTGTGTTTGTAGTTCCAGCACCTGCGTTGTCAGAATCATGCAAAGCTACACCTCCAAACCTATGAGTTCCAATTACTGGGGTATCAGCAGCAGCCAAAACATAAGTGTTAGCTGAAGCAGCACCCGAAGATGATGTTGCAACTGAATGCATTGGTTCTCCAGCTACAATAGCTGTACCACCTGAAACAACATATCTTGTAAAAGAAGCCTGTGCTCCTATTACGCTTAAATCTCCTCTAGCCATTTTAAATACAAGCGTTTTATGTATTCAACGCCTGTCATTTACATAAACATATAGTCTATGCGTTTAATAATAAGATTATTTAAGCCAAGTCTTTTTTGTTTTAGGGTCTTTGACTAAGATTTTACCATTTGGCAATTTCCTTTCGTAGACTCTATCTTTTGAATTGAATTTATACCCAGCTCTAACATAAGCCTGTGCATCATTTGCTGACATCTTTGGAGCATTACTCTCCATAGGGTCAATTTGAGCGTTAGCTGTGTCCTTAGAAGCTGTGTCTTTAGATAAAAGAGCCCTTTTAAGTTCGTTGTTTGTTGAAATTAGCTTTTTCCTATTAGCAATTGCTTGAGCTTCTTCAAGTTGGTCTCTTAGAGAAAGTCCCTGTGGGAAGGTTCTATTCTTGTGAATTTCAACCATAAGCAATGCTTCTTTAGGGTCAGAAGCTAATTCATTGGCAATTTCAGAAATTCTATCAGCATAAACTTCCTTTCGGATAATTTCTGTTCTAGACGACAATATTTCTTCAAGTTGAGCTTTTGTTAAAGGTTTTTCGTCTTCAACTTCGTCTTCTTCCTTGACTTTTTCATGTCTTTCTTGAAATGCCTTACGAGCTTTTTCAGGGTCTGGTTTACCCCTTTTCTTTTCAATCTCTAACTCGGCATCGTAATCAATTTTTGAAGGTTCGTCTTTTCTTTTAGTTTCCTCCCCTTCTGTATCAACATTTTTGTTTTCCTCATTTTCGGCCTCTGTTGTTTTGGCCTCGTCATTTAAAGTCTGTTTTGACATCGTTTTATTTTTGAAGCCCCGTCGGGCATCACTTTTAAGCTATTAAGTGTGTAGCATCGGCTATAAGCCGTAAAGAAAACCCCCACAAGAGGGGGCTTCTTTGAAGGAGCAAGGTGAGTTGCCCCTTTAAAGAAACTCCCTCTGCTTCTCACCAAGCAAGGTACTTATATCTCTAACATTTTTTTCAATCTACTATCCAATATATCTTTGAAATAAATCAACAACTTACCTGCAACCAAATCACTTTCTGTCTTTCCTTTTTCTAAAGTATTTTTTTGAGCATACCAAGTGATTTCGTCTTTAAGCATTCCCCATAACTTTGTCTTGCTAATTATTTCCGCTTCAGCTCTTAATGCCTTTACTTGCCCCTCATTCAATTCTTTACCTTTATACTCCCAGACATTAGGGGCTTTAATTCTCAAAATATCTTCGTCTGTAATTGTGTTAAAAACATCTGCTACTAAGAATCTGGCTAAATTACTCTGAAGAATTTTTTTCTCTGCTTCGTTCATTGTTATTTCTTCTTAGTTTTTTTCTGTACTTCCTCTTCCTCTTTTAAGATTTTTGAAGCCTTAACAATACCAGGCAATTCACTACCCTCTGAAACTTCAATATTCCTTCCATTTACTCTGTAGATAAACTTTACTTCTGATTTTGCTCTAGGTTTTTTGTTTTTAAAATCCCAAAAAGAACCCCTAATAACCTTATCGCTTCCCTTAAATATAGCTCCACCAAGTTTGTCATATTCTGCAAGCAATCTGTCATCATCATAAGTGCCATCTTCCTTAACAACGCCACCTTTTCTGGTAACGCCATCAGAAAGCAAAGTGCCTTCAAGGGCTCTACTTACTTTTTCTGTATTAATGAGTGTAAATCCTTTTACTTCCATTTTAATTTAAATTAATTTTTGATAATTACGACCTTTATTATACCATACCCACGCCATTCATTCCACGAGAAACAGCGGTATTCATAGCTGTTTGACCCGCTTGAGTATCATTTGGATTAGCACCAACAGCATTTTCCCCTTTTTCTGCCAATAATTCATCAGATTCACCTCTAAAGAAAGAATACAAAACTCTTCTTACTAACTCATCACCATTAATTAATGGGTCTGCACGTAAGGTTGAATAGAGTTGCATTAACATTCCTTGCATAAACTCTTCATTTTTAGGGAACATTCTTTCAGGTTCAATTCTTGTAAGGAACTTAAATCTAGCGAATTGTTCAGGATTAATAAGATAAATTGCTTTTTTGTCTTTTGGATAGCCTGTCTTCTCTAGAAGTTCAAATTCTCTTGATTCTTTTTCTTTATCAGTCATTTCAGCACCCAATAATGATTCATCAAATTTTATTACCTTTGTCATGTCCTTACCTTTGACACTCTTGTTGTTTAAAATCAAAGTCCTGTATTTCAATTTAGTTTTTCCACTAGATAATTCTAAAACTTGCGGAATAGTAAAGTGATTAATAAATATATCTTTCATTAAATCACCAATTTGAACCATTGATTCAGCTAAATTCTTTCCAACTCCTTGTAATAAGGTCTGTGCGTTCCTTTGTGCGATTGCGATACCAGTAGCTTTTTGATTAGGGTCTGGTAATTGACCTGCGGTTGTGTCTGAAACTGATGATTCATCCATTGACCTCTCTACAACGGACATTGCTGAAAACATCCCACTTAAATTAGCTTGAGGTAAAACAGGAGTAATTTTTGTGTCTTTATCCTTGAATACCATAACAGCTGAAGGGAAAATAACATCAGAATCAACTTTATCTGTGCCTGAAATAGCAACTGGCATATTTGTATCCAGGAAAGCTCTATTCATTCCTAACTCATACTGTGCATCAAGTAATTGATTGTCCCAATATTGAGCGTTCATTAAAGACTTGTAGTAAAAGAAATGTTCTGAAATTCTTTGGTAACCAAAAGGAACAACGTTATACTTAGGGGCGTTTCTGTTATCTCTGTGTCTTATAGGATTGCTGTTTACATCTTCAGAACCAAAGTAAATGCCATTTAGAAAACATACTTCAGTGTCTTCTCTTCTATTTAAGAAAGTAACCTCTTCTACAAGGCTTGGACGTTCGTCATCGTAGACATCGTAGAATAGACCTTCTTTTTCCGAGTAAATAGATTTAATACCTGCACTTACATAAACCCAATTTTCATGCTCACCATATTTAGCCTTTACTTCAGAATAATCAATAAATCTTCTTTTTATAATACTTCTTTGTCTTTGGATATTCTGTTCATAAGCGTTTGTGATTAAAACTTGTGAAGAAGTGTATATTGGGGCTTGAAAACCTGAAAGAACCTCGTCAAGAACTTCTTTCTTAGTATATCCGTTATCAGTCTTTTCTTTAATCGTTTGGTATATGTCAGCGTATTCTGTCCCCATAAAAGTAACAGAGTTTACTAACATACCCATAGAAGCCTTTAAGAAAGAAGACTTATAATTTGAATTATCAATCATCCACTCAATGCCGTCTCTCATTAAATCTGAAAAATCTCTGTCTTCTTCATCATCTTCATTTTGAGCAAGGAACATTGGAATAATGTACCCAGCAGTGAGTTGAGCATGTAGAGCTATTGCTTTATTTCTAGCTTTACTTCTTGTGCCTCTCCATTTCCATGCATCTGAAGGGTCTTCTATGTTGTCGTCTACAAAAGCATTAAATGTCCTCTTGTCCTTATTATCTCTTTCAATAACAGATAAATCATTCAGTTCTACCCAAGGGCGAGTCAAAATATCGTAGCCAACTGAAAATTCTTTTTTTACTTCATTTGTAAAATCTCCTATCTCCTTTGATGGTTGATAAGATGATACTGGAGTGTTGTTTTTAATATCGCCAATCATTTATTTTGGCGTATCTCACCATACGATTATTATAATTATAACATATTTATAAAAGTCAAGCACTAATTTCTTCTATTAAATCCTGTCCAATTAGGTTTTCTAACAAAGACATCACTTGCTCGGTGAATTGAATCATAGAAAGTCAAAGACAAAGCATCTGCAACATCTGGGGATTGTACACTATCTCTTAACATCTCATCTTTAGATTTTATTTTAATTTTTTTATCAGACTGAACCTTGTATCTTACATCCAATAAATCAATCCAATCTTGTCCCTCTAAAGAGGAGGTCGCCAACCATTCTTTTTGTCTCCAAAACATTTCGGCTCTTTTATTAAAAAATTCGTCTGATTCAGCACTTTCTCCTCCCATTACGCCAACAAGTTTACCTTCTAATTCTGGCAACTCCATCAATCTATCATAAACGCCTTTACCTATACCAACCTTATCAAGATATATTTTAGCTTGTGGAAATAACCGCCACTTATTAACTATAACAGATACGAAATTCATTGTATCAGGATTATTTTCTTTATATAAAATTCTAGCCCCATTATGTCCTCTAACAACTATAACAGAATAATTAGAACCTTCTCCTGCTATATCAACACCAAGTCTTAATTCTCCGAATAAATCAACGCTATTTACAAATTTAGATTTTAAATCATCTTCGTTATATAAAGGAGAATATCCTGATGAATCAATAGCATCTTGAGCAGGGAATTTATTAAGATAAAGTTGTTCAAACATTGGCTTAGGTCTCATTTCTTCTACAAATTCTTGTGTGATTCTTCCTTCGGCAACACCTCTAATGCAATCAATATTTATATGATGATACTTAGGGTCAAGTGAAGCACGTAAGAAATGATTACGCCTCATAGGATTACCGATTTCAAATAGGAAATTATCTTTATGCCCTCCTAACATTCTTAGAATACCCACATGCTGAATATCGTCTATCAAAGAGCTCTCGTCAATAACAACATTAGGACTAGAGAAACCTAACAAAGCATCTAATACGTCTTTAGTTCTTTTACCTTCTGACGAAAGGGTAAACACTTCGCTTATTTGTCCATCAGGTAATCTAAAAGTTAGTCTATCTTTGCTTCTCTCTCTTCTTATTCTATCAACACTTTCGCCTTTCTCTATCTGAAACATTGAAGATGTATACTCGTTATCAAAAATATGTCCTATAAGATAACCCATTATAATCCTTGCTTTCTTGTTAGAAGGAGCAACAATCGCCCACTTCTCTGGGTAAGTCGTAGCTCTTGTTAAGATTGCCATTGCTACAGTATCTGATTTCCCATACTGTGTCATTGTCATGCAATGTATTCTTGGATATTTCCTTTTTGCTATACATTCAAATATCTCTGATTGTCCTTCAGATAAAATGAAAGGTTCATTACTATAATTTTTATATCGACTTTTTACTAATTCTTTTATCATTTCTTTGTTAGACATTTTTTTCGATTCATTAGAATAAAAAAGTTTTTATAGAAAACCTCCATCCAATTAACAGATAGATGGCACTCAACACATAGAGTAATTCCATTCATAATATCAAATCTTAATTCGGGTCTTTCACTAAAACAGTCTATGTGATGGGCATTTAATCTTCCACCCTTTTTATGACATAGTTGGCATACATAATTATCTCTTTTGAAAACTGCTCTACGCCATTCATTCATTTGTGGAGAATTTCTTATCTTTACATTTTCTGGAGTTAATCCTCCCTTCCACATCCAATTATCTTTACCTTTATATTTCCCAGTTCTCCCCCTTCTCATCTTTTCTATATGTTCTTTAGTTAACTTTCTACCAGTTAAAGCTAAAGAAATTTTTCGACAATGTTCTTCACTAAATTTCTTGCCAGAGTTCCAACCAGCAATTTTAGGTTTAATTAACTTCGCTCTTTTAATATGAGATTTTTTAATCTTAAGTTTTGTTTCTTCACTGTGAGGATGTTTTTGTCCCATCTTTCCTAAAGAAATTCTTTTACAATGTTCTGGAGTAAAAGTTCGTTTCATTCTCTATTCAAAATATCTTTAGTATTCTTTTGTATCTCAACTAGTGCGTTTAATTTCTCTCCTTTAGAGGTTAAATCTATATTATCCCCGAATTCAAGTTTGTTCTTTCTCTTAAGATATTCCATAGCATTTTGGAATGATTCTCCAAGTTTGTCATATACAGTCTTTCTGGCCTTTAATACTGGATGATTTCTAAGTTCTTCAAATCTGATAAATAATTTACTTCCTTCCTTTACATTATTATAATATGTTGGCCGAGAGATGTTAGCTAGTAAACAAGCCTCGGCAACAGAACAATCCATAGAAAAAGCTTCCTCTAATTTCTTTACTACCTCATCATTAAATTCACTCGGTCTACCTACTCCTTTTTTCATTACTTAATTATACCACAATTTAGCACTTTTTACCTCCTTTTCTTTTCATATTATTTATTTCCCTGTTTTACTAATTCTCTTTTTAATGAGATTTAATTCAACCATATTAGTTGGACTAGAAGCCCATCCATTTGGGTACTTGTCATCCATTTCTTTTTTAGCAAGATTTTGTGTTTCTTTTTCTTTCCTGAACTTGTTAGTTATCCCTGTAATAAATTGTCTAGCACTTGATGATAATGGCATAAATTATTTAATTATTTTCTTAATTTTACCATATTTTTTATTAGGCAACAATGCTTTTTCAGTGTAACCATGCTTAAAAAATGGTCTTTTTGTTGAAAAAACAAAAGCATGTCCTTTTATTTCAATAATTAAATTATTTTGGAATTTACTTATCATTAGATAAAATTCTTTCAAATTCTCTGTTTCTGTCTTCTTCTGCTTCATCCTCGTTTTCTTTAACAATGCCCTGTTGTTTAGCCCAATATGTTGCGTATAAAGTAATAGCTTTTGCTATTTCAGCGTAACCTTCACCAGGAGTTATTTCTTCATCATCTGCTATAACCATATCAGTTGTTATCATAGTAGAAGCTGTTGAAACCCCGTGTTCTACTACCAATCTTACAACTTTTGAAGAGTCTATTATCTCTTTTCCAATTTCTATACCACCAGCATTTTTTTGAATTTGCTCATAAGGAGCTTTTAATGTTTCAGTAAGTATATTTTCAGGTAAAAGTTCAGCTATTTCTTTTAAACAAAGACCACCGCCTTTAACATAACCCTCTTGCAAACCTGCCTTACAAGCATAAACGCCATCTTCGATTTTCAATTTAAGATATAAACTTTCTTTTTCTGTTGTAGCACCAACCCTAATAATACCTATTGCTGAAGATAAATTGGCTATTCTTTTTTCTAAAGATATTCTAGTCAAATCATTTCTTGATTCTTTAATTTGTTTCTTTAAAATATCCATTCTTTCTTTAACTCTGGTAGAGTTGTCCCCTTTCCCCCCAAGTAATACAGCATCCTCTTTATTTTCTGTATCTTTGACGATTATTTTATCCGCCCATCCTAAATCTAAATTAGATACAGTTTCTAATTTTTTATTATTATCTTTATCAATTACAGTTGCTAGCGTATAAGAAGCTAAATCTTCTAACTGTTCAGTCCTTAAAGCTGGACATAGAATTGGATAACAAAAAAGACCATTCTTAGTAGTTTCAATCAACGATTTAAGAACCCCTGGAGAAAAACTTGGAGCAAATATAGCTATTTTAGGCACTCTCACTCTATCAAGAAGTGCAACTATTTGAAAAGGATTATCTAATTTATGATTTGTAATCAATACTGATACTTGTTCCGCAACCATTTCAAATCTTTCTGGCTTTGTAACAAAAATTTTATGAGCCACCTTTGCTGGGAATCTCATACCTCTAACAGTTTCAGTTTCCAATTCACCTTTGTAACCCTCAACGACATCAATATGATTATCAATAAAATTACCATTAGCATCTCTTCCTATTTCCCAAACCATTTTTGCAATTGTTTTAGCAGCCAATTCGTCTTCTTTCCCAATTGAAACTAAAGATAATTTCTCTAAATCAGCAAGTGATTTAACTGGCTTAGACATTTCTTTAACCTTAGAAATGACTAAATCTTTTGCATCTTTCATTTCTTGCCTAATTTGTCTCACTGTTTTTTTACCTTTTTTGCCATTTAGTGTAGCTGAAGGAACATCAGCGTCATCCATTTCTCTAAAAACCTTATTGATTAAATGGCCACCAATAATACCAGTTGTTGTCGTACCATCTCCAACAAGTTCATTTGTCTTTTTAATAGATTCTTTGAATGAATCAGCAGATAATCTCTCAAACTTATCTTTTGGTCTAACGTTTTCAGCAATAAAATATCCATCGTCTACATGTCTTGAACCTCTATTAAATGTTCTTGGCAATAAAGCTGATTTACCAGCTGGCCCCAAAGTTGGCTTGATTGCTTCATAAACCTTATTAACTCCAGCTAAAATTTTCTTTCTAGCTTTAGAACCTATTAAAACACTTGTTGAATCTGACATTAAAAATAAATATTACTAATAAATTTATCCTTTATCTTCTTTTTCCACTGGCCAATCTATTGGCACAGGATTTAACCTTATTTCTTCTTTTTGAATGGTTGTTTTTTCAATTATCGTTGGTTCTTTTTTGGTATTTTTTAAATAAGATAAAATGAATGTTCCTAAAATAACCAAAATAATCAAAATAACAAATAACTTCTTCATTTAACAATTATACACTATTTTACTTCTTCAATCCAACCCTTAAAGATAGGAAAGAAATCAGCTCTACCTTGTGCAATCAACTGCTTAGCAACACTTCTCATAGCAACTCTGTAAGCCTCTGTCTTTGTAGGATTTTGGCAACCCATAAACATAAACCATTCACAATTAAGAACGACCCCGTGTTCATCTACAACTGACTGCCCAGCATAGAATAAAGGAAATTTAATACCTGCTGTACTTGATTGTTTCAAAACACTTGCCCAGACTTCATCTGAAATGACACTTGTAACCTTTCCGTAATCATCGTAAACATTGTGTGCAAAAGCACTGTTACCTACAAACAAACCAACTAACGCTAACATTATTATTATTTTCTTCATTTTGATTTTAATTAACTAATACCTTTTAATTTTTCGACCTTTTTATGTCATCAACCAAACAACATAAGCTATTAAAACAACGAACACTAAGGTAAATACAGAAATTCCTATAACATCAATCCAGAAATATACTTTGCCGTCTTCGCTTAAATCAAACGTATCTCTAAACCAATCAAGCCATTTCTGACTAGGCTTATTGTCATTAAAGTCTTCCATATCTACTTCGTTTTGTGATTTGAATTTAGTCATTTTTTTTAATTATCTAAATAATCTTTAATCTCTTTGAAATGACGAGTTGTAATAATGAAGATACTAAATTGCGTAATCCAACCCCATATTATTGAAACCCAACCTAACCAATGCCAACTTCCAAGATGGATAATTAAAACTCCTAAAATCCAATAAAGGATGCCTTGTATTTCGTATATATTTATTCTATAAAATTGTTTCATTTTATTTATCTTTATTATCTTTTAAAATATTCGAACCTTCTGACCCACGAATATAGTCAATCAAAGCATCTGCAAGAGGAGCTAAATCCTCTCGTTCTATTTTTATTGGTGAACCATCGGGGATAAAAATTTCATTATCACGTTGGAATAATTTTTGAAGTAAGAATGTTTCATTCACCAAAACCCCATTTCTATAAAATACCTCATTTTCAATCTTGAATTTTATTTCCATATACTTTATTTATCTAAATCTACTAATACATCGACTTGTTTATATAAGGCATAATTTTTATATTTCTTAACAAATTTAAAAATTGTCTCAAAATGTAATGGTATAAATACTCCTTGAAATTCAGGTGAGACTGCTTCTATCTTTCTTCTAAAAAGAACTCTAAGTAGACTAGATAACTCTTTTACATTATCCATTTTAGAAAAACCACTTTCTGTCATCAATTTTACTTTCATATACTTTATTTATTATTTAATAATAACTTCCACCTCTTTTATTTTCTTCGTTTGAGGTGAAAAATAAAAACGCAGGTTTTTCTTCAACGCATCTTCAGCAATTTCTCTAGTTTGGTATATTTCCGAAAATGATAAAAAAATATATTTACCATAATATGGGTCACCGTCAAGCTTGAAATTATCATCCATAATTGCGAATCCTTTAATTGAAATCATACCAATTTTATTATTTATTATTTAATAATTCTTTAAAAAAGCTATCAATGTCTTTACCTTCTGCTAGGTGGTCTATGAATGAATGCCAATAGTATTGCCACGCTTTCCATTTATAAATCAAAGCAATTTGCTCATCCTCTTTACCCCACCCTAAACTCTTTCCAAGACATTTCCAGAATAGAGGTTTTAAAAAAAGTAGTTCAGGATTTGCTCTTGGCGAAATAGGAGAATAATCTAGTCCTCCCTCTATTGCTTTTTTTATTGCTTGTCCCATTGGTGTAATCATTTTTTTGTGATTATGGATATTTTAATTTTTAATGATTCTAATACTTCCTTTTCTATCTGTTTTTCTTTTTCATCGCAATCACAAGGATAATCACTTTCTCCTCCATAGTCATCGCTATGTGAGCCAACTCTATGTGTCCTTTGACTTATGACTATATTTTCTTCTATCGATTTCATTACTTCCCCCACAATCTCTTTCTCTCTCTTTTCAACTGCTAGGTCTATTTCGGATTGGATGAAGGATTTGATAGCCTCTGGATTTTCAGTGTTTAAGCATGTAACTCCAACGTAACTTGATTCAACTACAAACGTCTCATCAAACCTCTCTTCCATTGTTGTTGGTGTTGTCATGGTTATTTCTTATTTTTAATACAAGACCAAACGAAACATTCTTTTTCTTCACCATTGAAACTACATTCTGCACTATCACCAATTTTCATTAGCATAAATTCTAATCCCCGTTCTTTGCAAAAATCAACCATAGCACTATCAAGAGTTGTTCTAGGAAAAAATTGATATCTTAATCCACCAAAACTACCCGCAAAAATTATTCCTAATACAACAATTATTATTAAATTCTCTATAAAACTTAATTCTGGTTTTTGATTCATATTATTTTTAACTTTTTTAACCTTTTAAATGATTCAG